CACCTTTCCTAGACTTTTCCCCTCTACCTAAAGTTAAACTGACAGATTTACGTTTTCTCATTTGCCCTCTTTTTTCTTAGCTCTTTTATGAGCCTCAGTAAAACTTACACCTTGTCTCATGAGTCTCTTCATCATCTCCATATGCTTGTCGCTATGGTGTTCAGAGTGTTTCTTAAGTAGGTTTTTTTGGCGAGTGGTAAGTCTCACTTTTTCTTCCTCTTTTTCTTGGAACGTAACTTTTTCAAGTCGGCAGCAGTAATCTTATCCCGTGGTGGAGCAACAGCAGCAAGTTTGCGTTGCTTCGCTGAGTAAGATGATTTAGGCATTATGCAGCGTTGGTAATAGCACCAGAAGAAATAAAGCTAACACTTACAGTTTCTAGTTCACCTGTTGTAGCAGATAGACTTGTTCCTGTAACAATTCCACTAAAACTTACTTTTTTACTGCCAGAAGTATCTAAAAATAATTCAAATTGTGCATCACCAGCATCTTCTGTGGTTAAAACATCAGCTAATAAGTTTGCAGTTTCGTTTCCACTAGCTGCTGTATATAGAAAGTCGATAGTTCCAGAACCAGAAATTAATCCACCCACAAAACTTCTTGATGTAGCACCATGAGCAGTTACATCTAATGTTTCTTTTGTTGTATCTAATGTCCAACCTGTAGTTGAAACTACTGCCTCAGTAGTACCAGAAGAGTTCTTAAATTTAACAGAACCTTCCTCTCCACGAAAAAATGCCATGATCCAAAGAAAAAAGAGTATTTATAAAT